ATTGTTCGTATATTAATACTGGTTTACCCAACCTCATCCCATCTTGTATTGCTAAATTCCAAGTAGCATAGTTATCAACGAAACAAATTGATGCTTCTGTATTCTCTAATAAATATCTATATTGTCCAGAGTTTAACTTTGAACCAATATATTCTTTTGGTGCGTTATAATCAGTACACCAAACTTGATACTCATCTTCAAGTCCTTCCATATATTCTATCATACGATTAAACCCAGTAGACTTTGCCCATCTGTGATTAAACACCAGTACCTTTTTGTCCTTTGGTATATCAACTGGGATTGGGTCTGGTAGAACCTCGGATGCTAATGGAAATGTCAATGTCTTTTCTTTCACATAATCTAAGTTTATGCTTGTTGACTTTTCTTTCTTAAAGTTTTCTTTTAACCAATCATTAGCAACTTCGGTATGAAAGAAAGCATTATCTGACTGGTCTATACCCTCTAATTGTCTCATAAAAGAATCTGGTATAGCAGTACTTGCTCTTGATTGTGGACAATCTACCCAATGAAAAAATAAGAACCTATTCAATACTTGACCATATCTCTTATCATTTAATGCTACAAATATGTTGTATAACATTTCTGGTTGATGGCAGAAAACAAAGTCAATATCTTGTGTCTTGAAGTCTAATAGTCTTTTGAACCTTGAACCATAAAAATGACTTCTGTTGGACAGAGCATCTCTGTGATAAGGATAATGTAGTAATGTTACATTCTTTCTATTATCTACCACATCATGTTTTTCTGGCATCACAATGTAATGATGACACATAGGTAAAAAAGAAATTGTCTTTTCTACTACTTTATAGTTAGAATCAAATTCACTTTGAAATCTTCCAGTAGTATCATATCTAACTGGATTCAAATAGTGTAATATTCTTAACCCATATAATGGACTATCAATCATTTCATAACCCTCTTTAGTTCTTTTTCATCAACACCATATGTCTTGACAATATTAGTCAAAGACTCTATACCTTTCTCATCTCTACCTAAAATATCTATATAGTCTTTTGCTTCTACACTACTAACTTCATAGTATTGTCTAACATAATCAACAAGTTTATCATTATACTTCTTGTTTGATTTACCTTTTATCCATTTTAGATATACCTTACCCTTTGGTATAAATTCTTCATATACATGATATATCTCTTTTGGTTTCAACAAACCAATGGTATATTTTTGTAATGAATTGATAAAGTCAACCCAATTCATATTCATGGAAAGGTAACGATTAACAAGATAAGTACTGAAAGACTTTCTTTCAGATTCAGATAAACTTTCCCAATAACCTTTNGATACTTTCTTTTCTGTAATCTGTTTTATGTGGTCAAATAGAGTCTTTGGTTTCATTTACGCCTCTCTTGGCATAAACTCTTGGTTAACATGACCACATTTATTACACCCAAATACTTGAACTGGTGCTATAATCTCTTGTCCGTTTGGACTCATAATAGCACTAACTTTCTTTATCAAGAACACTGGGATAAATGTATCATGACCACACTCATCACATTTCATATCATCGGCTTTACTTATATCAACATTTGCTTGTGTTGGTAGTGGTTGTTTTGGTTTCATTGTCATTTTATTTCTCCTAAGATTTTAACAATCATTGACATTACATTTATTTCTTTGTCAACAACAGATGTATCCATATATTGATGCTCTGCTATTATCAATATAACTCCTGCTTTATGTCCATCTGCGTAAGAGTCCAATTCATCATATAGTAATTTATATAAGTCTGTGTAATCTCTAACTTTAGCATCAGCAAGTAATTTACGAATAGAGTTAAAAGCAGTTTTCATATCATTCTTCTGTAAGTATTCCAACAACTTCAACTTATAATCGTTTTCAATAATAGACTTTTCATCTATATCAAGTGAACCATCAATAACTTGTCTTTGTGCAGAATTGATTACTCTACGGATGTCTGGATAACCAGAATCTATCAGTATCTTAATCTTATCAACATTGTATTTGATATTTTCCATAGTAAGTATTGAGGATACTTGTCTTGCAACATCTGCTTTAGATGGTGGTGTAACACCAAATACTTGACACCTACTTTGGATTGGGTCAATTACCTTCTCTACATAATTACAAGTCAATATAAACCTACAATGTCTTGAGAAAGTTTCCATCAAATTCCTTAACGCTGCTTGTGCATTTGGTGTCAAGAAATCACACTCGTCTAATATAATAACCTTGAGTGGTTTGAACCCAACCGAAGATGCGAAGTCTTTGATTTTGTTTCTCATGACATCAACACTATTTTCATCGGAAGCATTGATGTACATATGGTCACATTCTATGTTCTTAACAATCAACTTTGCAAGAGTAGTCTTACCAGTTCCTGCGTTACCGAATAGAAGAAGATGTGGAACATCTCCTTCTTTGATATACCTACTTACTTTCTTTTTTAGGTTCTCATTTCCGACATAACTATCCAGGTTTTTTGGTCTGTACTTCTCAACCCAAAGTGAATTTTCTTTTGGTGAATCTCCCCACATTAATTAGCCTCATCTACTGCTACAAAGTAGTAATCAGAAGTGTACTCTCCATCAGTAAAACTAACATGAGCCAATCCATTACTTGCTACTTTCATTGTTGATGTTTTAGCACCTCTGTTTGCTTTCAACACTTCATTAAATAAACCAGAAGAAAAAGAGACTTTACCAATATCTTTATACTCTTTTGTATCAATAGTAAATTTAACTTGGTTAGATGCAACACTTGTGTATCCAATGATTAAAGTTGCAGCACCATTTTTACAATCAATAGTAAAAGTAGTAACATCAGGAAGTGCTGATTTACCTTTTGTGAAACGAGTAATAAACTCTGAATCAAGATTGACTTCTACTTCAAACTCTGGTAATTGTTTTAAAGGTGGTGGTGATGGAATAACAGATAAGTCACTACACATAAATGTAACTTTACTCTTCTTGTCTTGTGCATGAAGACTAAATACCTTGTCATCTGCTTTACTTTTATCAATTTCTATGTCACTATCAAGAACATCTAATAGTTTCTTGAGATGTGATGTGGTATACAAACCGAACTCAAGTTTCTCAAATGGAAACTTAGAAAGTTTTACCTCACCTAACATAGAACGATTTTCAGATATGAAACTGGTCTTTAAACCATCTCCATCTGTTTCCCATTTTACAGACTCAATATTACCACCAAGATGGTATCTATCTATAAACTTTGTAATAACCGCTTTATTCATTTATAACTCCTATGTAGTTAGTTTAGAAATCAAAGAACTTTTGTGCATTCGCATAAGCATTATCAGGTACTTGACCCCAACCCAATGCAGAATAAAAATCCGTTAATTTGTTTTTTAAATCTGATACGAATATCTTTTCGTAATCAATGTTTTCTTCAATGAAATCAAGTATGTCTTTTGGGTCATCTTCATCACCTTTAAGAGCACAAGTTTCAATTCCAAATTTATTATCTTTTAACCATACCCATTTTAATTTATCCCCATCATGTAATGGTGATACATTTTTATGACCAAAATACTTCAACAAGTCATTATATCTTGCTGCTGCTTTGACATGAGCAGGTGTACCAAGTGCCATCTCTGTAAATAGACCTTTCTTATATTTAGTACTATACTTCTTCAACCCTTTCAGACCACTTGGTTTTGCAATATCAATTATATTAGACTTACTAAGATTCTTTCTGAACTCTAATACATTATTATCAATATCATTTTTAGGTTTTATCTCTAATATGTCTTTCAACATACTACTCATAAACTTTTTAAATCTTGGTGGAAAATTAGAACGGACAACATCCAAACCCTTTACTTCAAGTTCATCACAATCAACACCATTGTTATTTATAATCCATTGTGCATATCTCTTTTTTGCTACCCATAGACCAGACTTTGCTATAACTTCTTGTTTAATATCAAACCGATGGTCTGTGACATTTAAGAACTTTTTTGCAAACATATCATATGAACTATTCATAAAGTCTTGTACTTCTTTAGCTATAACCAAAATTTCCTTTGACATTAACTCGTCATTGTTTTCGTCTATTGATGGATTTCTCTTCTTCACGATTGGTAAAGCAGAATAAAAAACCGAATCTGTATCAATATATATACAGAAGTCATCCGAAACACCCAATTCTTTTTGATAATAAAAATTACCCATGTTTTCTGTATACTTAATCAGAGATTGTCCAGTTAAAGTAACTGCTTCTGCATTATCCGAATCATAGAATCTAAATGTAGGTAATCCCAATACACCATATAAAGAATTTAATAATACTTTTTGTACATATTGTCTTGCCTTAAAGTATTGATGTTTTTCTTTATCACCAGATTGACCATATTTCTTTTCAAGTTTTCTAAACTCAACCCTTTCTTGAAACCACTTATCAAGTATATCTGGTATAAGACCTTTATCGTCTGTTCTATACAGACATCCGTTTGATGCTATTGTAAACTTTGACTCTTCAAGAAAATCATTCAACCTCTCTTTATTAAGGGATAGTGTTTGTCCTTCAAAGTTAGTCTCATATGTGATATCTTCTTTTTTATTGAGATACTTTTTTACATCCCAATCAAGAACCTTTCCGACTTTTGTTTCTGGAGATATATTCAAAGACATAATAATAGATGGATATAGTGAAGTTAAATCCAAATCATATATCCAACGATACAATCCAGGTTTTGGTTCTTTTACATATGCCCCAGTAAACTTATCTGGTCTTCCACCGACCTCTTCTAATGACCGATGTTTTTTGTTAGTAGAAACTACACCAAGTCTCTTTGTATAAGTTAATATAGCTCCCTCAAGAAATCTTGATGAAAAGAATACATCTTCATAAGGAACATGACCTTTGTGACAAATACCACGAACCAAGTCTAAGAACTTTAATTTCTCATCAAGAGCAACAACAATCTTAACATCGTTTAAGTTATATTCAATGAACTTCTCAATGTCATCTCTAAATAAATCATCAAGGTTTCCTTGGTATTCAATCTTTCCCATATCAACTTCAAGTTTACCTATCATATCAAGTCTATATGATGATTGTTCTTTGAAAGTAAATTTTCTATATAGTGCAAGATAATCAAGAACTGAAACACCTGCTATTTTATATCTACCTCTGAATTGATTCCATTGTACATCTTGAATAGGACTTAATAGTTTAGCAGTATCAACATCTTTTATACGAGTAATTCTATTATATAAATATGGAACATCAAAAAACTCTACATTCCAACCAGTTAATATAGTTGGGTTGTAATCTCTATACCTCTTTAGAAATGCATTTATCAACTCAGACTCAGTACTAAATCTAAATACCTTACAACCATCGGTTTCATAATCATCAACCCTAAGTTGTTCATCAAGAACAAGTACAACATATTTACCAGTATCACTCATGTGATATGCAATAGATGTTATCTTATTTGCTGCTTTTTCTGGTTCGGGAAATCCATCAAGAACTTCAACCTCAATATCAAATGTAAATATCCTATGACCACTTGACGGGTCATCACTATCAGTATATGTATCAATTAAGATTCGTGCCTCTGGGTTTACATCTTGTTCATAGATGATACCCGATTTCTCGTCTTGTTCACTCCATTGAGTAATCTTTTTTACCTTCTTACCATCTAATGCAACCATATCACCATAAGGGTCTTGAATATAAGCATACTTTTTCATATGATACTTTAAGTAACCTTTTTCATCATCCCATAGATGAACCGTATTTTTATTTTTCTGATACCAAATATTCTGATACATATTCTACCAGAACTTATTTTCTTTGATTGTGAAATTTGGGTTTTTCATACTTCCCCTATCTTTAAACACCTCATCTGTTTTCTCAAGAATTGGCATGTTATCTATGATATGTTGAACCTTATCTCGGTTCTTTTCTGGAATAGTGAACCTTGTATATTCACTTGTTGGGTCATCTACTGCACCATGCGACAATACCCATAACCTAATCTTTTCCCATGTGTTAGATAAATATAACTTAGGATGTGTATTAAACAATAAATTTTTCTTATATCCATTGTCTTGCATTGTGTGCCACAACCATTGTATTGCTTTTCTTGGAACCCTAACCACTTTCTTCTTAGGAGAGTTTTGAACTGCATCAACAAATGTATCAACAAAATTCTTTTTAAATACCTCATCATGTGGTGGTAGTTTCCAATCAATTGACTCTGGTACATTCTCCACTACACTTTCAAACTCTTCTTGTGTTTTAAAATAGTGTGGGTAGTCTTTTCCAAGTACATACTCTTGTACTGGATGGTCAAACACAATTGCAGGTTTACCCATCTTTAATGAATCTTGTACTGATAAATTCCAAGTCATATAGTCATCTACAAAACATAATGTTGCGTGACAATTTTGTAACAAGTATTTGTAGTTTGCTCCAGATGGTAAGTTCTGTACTCTCATCCATTTTGGTGCTGGTGTCTTAATCATACCACCACTTTTTTGGTCTCCTGCTGCTTCATCTGTAACCCAAACAAGGTACTTATCTCTATCTAAATTCTCGGTATACTTAATAAGTTTTTTTATACCAGTAGTGTTATTCCATCTGTGATTAAATAATAAAATCTTTTTGTCTGTTGTAAACGGAAATTCTTTTGCTCCATCTGGTTTTATATCAGATTCAAGTGGCATGTATACTAATTTTTCTTGTGTTGTTTCTTCATCAAGAGTCATAGTATGTGGTTTCTTGTTCCAATTTGTACCTAAGTATTTTAAAGTTTCTGGACAATGTACGAATGACTTATAACTTAAATTGATTGATTCAAGTTGTCTGAAGAATCCATCTGGCCATCCAGATGTTGGACGACTCTTTGGACTATCACACCAGTGAAAGAAAGGAAATGAGTCAACCGTAGTTCCATATCTATCAGTTAACATAGCATTATAAACATTGTATAGTAATTCTGGTTGATGTGTAATAACAAAATCTACATCTGTTTTTGAAAAATCAATTGTATCTAAAAATTTCTTTGAGTTGAAATAACCACGATTAAATAAGACACTTCCTGCATAATCAAAGGGAAGTAATGTAACATTCTCCCATCTATTTTCAAGTGTATTATTTGGTGGTACTAACGCAGTATGATGACACATAGGTAACCAATTAATTGTCTTCTCCATCACCTTCCAATTTGAATCACCATGATGTAACCATTTTGTAGACTTCCATCTTACTGGAGACATCACATGAAGAACTCGTCTTCCAAATAGTGGGTGGTCTCCATACTCTTCATATAACTTGTTAAAACCCATTTTATATCCTTATTATCTTAGTTAAATATACAACCATTTTGCTATACCAGTCAAGGAAAAAATGGGGGGATTTTAGTCCCCCCAAATTTAACCATTTAGAAATTAACAGAAAGTCCTAAGTTGAAATGTCTTGGTGTACCCAAGAATACTTCAGCGTTATGTGCAAGGTGCATTTTGTCACCATACCCATTGTACTTACTATTATCTACTGCATCTTGAACATATACATTATCAAGTGCGTTAAACATATGACCATGTAAGGTCATATTAAGTCCTGCTATCTCAGGTAACTTATAAGACAAGTGTAAGTCTAACTTACCATAAGATGGAGTTTTCCATACTTGTGCTCTATCTGCATTACCTTCAACTTCACGACTATCTGGACTCCAATCAGAATAATGATTGTCATACCATTTATAGAGACCTTGTACTCTTAAACCATCAATTGGTTTTAGTGTAAGACCACCAACATATGATGTCTGTGGCATATCACCAACCTTTAGTTTGTCAAGAGCATATCTATATTCTGTAGATGTTGTGCCAATTACTTGACCATCTTCATTATATTCCATCTCTGTGTAGTCACCATTAGCGTCTCCATCAAAATACCAATCACCAAAACTTACGATGAAATCTACATCAACCATTTCGTGAAGAGCAACTTTAGTTTCTACTTCTACTCCACTATGACTTTGATTTACACCAGTAAGGTAAATGATATCAGTATCACCAGAGTCACCTTGACCTGTTTCTACAGATTTAGTAAGGTTTCTGTCTTTCCATTGGGTGTTGTAATAACTACCCTTGATAGACACTAACCCACTATTGTACTCACCACCGATTTCCATAGATGTGAATTTCTCATTTTCTGGGTTTGTAGATACATTCCCATCATAATCAATTACATTATCTAAGATTGGTGGTTTCTCAACATAACCAAGGTTTGCAAATGCTGATAGTCTATCATCAAGATTATATCTACCACCACCTTTAACTTGAAAGGTTGTGATTGCATCTGCTTCTACAAGTTCTTTCTCAACAGAAAAATGGTCTTTGTATGTATAACCGATGGTAGAAATACCACCCATTCCATACAGACTCATCTTATCCATTTCATATTTACCTTGTAAGAAAGCTCCAAACCAATCTACGGTTGTTTCGTTGTGATAAGCAATAATATCACCTAACCCAACTTTCTTTCCATCAGGAGCATTGTTATCAGCATAGTCTACATAGTAGTCTCCACCGAGTAAGTCACGAACTTCTCTTGCGTGTTCAATACCAGCAGTTCTCCAATCAATACCAACTTGAAGTTCAAGTTCGTCTGAAACATCATAGTTTAACTTTGAAATCAAACCATAAGTATCTTGTCTATTGATTGAATTACGAAGAATACCAGTTGAACGATTTTCTGTGTCTGAAAAAGCAGAATCTACATTAGCAGAGTTCTGTGCTATTTCAGCATTCCAATCCCAAGTCCAAGGTGAACTTGCATACCAAGGGTTTCCTTCTATCGCGGGTGTCCTACTTACGCTACCATAAGTTCCTGTACCACCACCGGAACCACCGCTCCAATATGCTACTGAACTTAACCTCATGTCATCGTTAATATCATAG